CCTGACTTCCGGACAACGTTGTGCGAAGTTTTGTAATGCGCACTTTTACGCGCAAAAAAAATGCTAAAGCTGTATTGCGCACTTTTTGCGTGCGAAAAAATTGCAACGTAAAAGTGTTATGCCGTTTTTTTGCAAAAAATTTGAGCTGACTCGTGGAATTGGAGTGTTATTGCAAAAAAAGTGTGGTTTGAATTTGTTTTAAACCAATCATTTACTTTCGTGCCTTCTTCGAGAGTGCGTTTGAAATCTGCGTCCTTAGCTTGTTCGCGCTCTTCGGCACCCTCTTGCCGTTAACATTGTTTGTCACTCGGATTTTCAGTTTCTTAGCTTGTTTTTTCAGATTCTCAAGGTTATTGTCCCTCGAAGCTGCGATCTGAATGGCATTAATGTAGCCTGAGAGCTCATTCATTTCTTTTTGACTGAGCTTTGGAGACTTTGCAGAAGCCTTTGGAGAAGCGGACTTCTTCTTCGCGGTTTTCTTCTTGATGTCATTCCTTAGCTCGTTCGTCGTCTTGTAAATGCGCCTCCCATTTACGCGTTTCGTCAGCGTGACTTTGTATTTCTTTGCGTTTGCCCTGAGGGATTCGGGGATTCGATTCGGGGAACGTTTGACGGGACTCGGAGAAGCCTTTGGAGAAGAAGCCTTAGCCGGTGGAGGCAAGCGCGAGATTTCCAAGTTCAAATTCTGAAGCTTCTCATGCATCATATCATACAAATTTTGCCTTCCCTTGTTACGCATCTCGTGCATAAAGGTCCAAAGCTCGTCGTCCCCGGACTCGCCGCGGGATGCGATCAACTTCTTGCGCGCATTTTGATACAGGTTGTTCATCCGTTTTTGATCCATATTTGATTATCTAATAACAAATATTTTTTTTTTGCTGAGAAGAAAAAATGTTGCAAAAAAATTGAAACCGCGTGAAAAGGTGCAAAAAATTCGCAACCGCGTGAAATTGAAAACTTATAATGCAAAAATTTGAAAATTTTGAAAATTTGAAAAAAAGGGCTTTATGGTCCCCAAAAATTTTCAAAATTTTTATTTATTTTTTTATTTGGTTTTATAATTTTTTTTTAAAACGCAAACAAGCGAGCGACGGTCCACATTCAAGCCGCCACGTGTGTACCACGCCACAGCAACGAAAAAAGTGCTGGACTAAGGCATTTATGCTATTTAATTGCTAAAAGCGAGCCCGCCCATGCCCGAGCTGATACGCAGCACGTTGTAATTGATAGCGAAAAGATAGAGGAATTTCGCATGCTGCCCGACGGTTGACACCTCGACCTGAGCCGAATCAATGCGCGAGAAGTTCAGCGTGCCGCTGGGCTGCACCGCCTCCGGGTGGAGGGCGAAGGAGCAGGCGTACACACCGGGGTACGGCGCACCGCTGTGATGCTTGTAAGGAATGATGGTGTTCCAGAACTTTCCGGGCTGGGCCTTGAAGCGGTCCTGGCCGTTGAGCTTGAGGCCGAACTCGCTGCACGCACCCACGCAGAGACCGGGGACACCAGCATTGTTGTTCGCGGAGGCGGCGGCGCCCTCGACCCACATGGAGCCGGTGGCGGTGGAGAGGACACCGGTGGGGCAGCCGGCCATCGAGGAGTTGAGGTCCACCAGGGTGGTCCCGCCCACGGCGGGGGCGTGGGTGGTGATGACGGGCACGTTGGCGGCGTCGGTCGCGGCGGCGCCAATGGTGTCGCAGAAATCCCAGAGGTTCACGTTCTGGGAGTTGTCCGACCGGGAGATGGCCCAGATCAGCTCCTTGACGGGGTGGTTGAAGCTCAGGCGGAAGGTGCCCTTGTTGGTATTGTTGCCGGCAGCGGCGAGCGTCTCCACACCCGTGAACTGCACGGTCTCGATGAGGGCCTCGCTGGACTTGGTGGCCAGGGCCTTGCGCTCCGCCGAGTCAAGGAAATAGTATTCTCCCCACACACGCACAACGGAACTGTCGAAGTACTCCGTGAATTCAGGGCTTAGTGTGCAATCTACGCGAACTTCATGAAATTGTAAGCTGATAAGTGACAACGACAGGCCAACGTGGCGGTTGAACCAGAAGAGGAGGGGCAGGTAGACGTGCGACCCGGCGACCGAGGCTGACGTCATCTTGCCGTAGGAGATCTTCTTCTGGCCGTCGAGCATGAGCTCGGACCAGAGACGGTACCAACGCTGCACGTGGCGGTCAATGCGCTGACCACCGATGCTGACCTCCAGCTCGGAGATGGCACGCTCGGCCACCCACTCCATGGACTTGGTGGCGTTGGTGGGGTCGTAGGCCGAGGTCGACACCAGGCCGGCCTTGGTCTTGAACTCCATGAGCATGGGACCAATCAGATCACCGTTACGCGCAACAGTGATGCTGATGCGACCGCCGTTGGTGGCGGACCCGTTGGTCACCTGGGAGATCCACTCGCTCTGGAAGGCGGAGTGACGCCTGTAAAGCTGGGTGAAGTAAGTAATAGAGGGATTGCTAGTGAGAAATGCATCCTGGGCTCCGTAGGCCGAGAGAGCTAGAAGTGCACCTGCCATAATTTGAGTTTCGTTGGTAATCTTAATTTAGAAAAAAAAAATCGAGATACCTCAATGTTCACTCGACCTAGGTCGACCCTATATCGTCCTGGGCTTCAAAAATTTTGCACGAAAAAATTGCAAAAAAAGTGTTAGTGGTTTTATGCGTGCAATTTAGCTCGACCCTACCTCGACCGTCCTGGGCTTAATTTTTTGTTCGTCGGCGGGGGTCTGTTCCCGCGGAGCAGCGTTGGCGTTGGCGGAAGCCGCGCAGACCGACCTATATTTTTTCAACAGGGATTGGTACTGGGTGAGCATAGGGGTTCAATGTTATTGGCGATGAAATTAAATTAGTTTTTCATGGCGTGCTTGCAGTACGCGATGGCCAGCATGCCGTGCACCATGGGGAGCATGGTGAAGTTGTGTGCCCCGAGTCGGATTCCGAATGGACATCTGTTAATTGTCGCGATGAGTTTCTGCGCACCCGCTTCGTCGCCTGGGTTGCAAAAGAGTGTCTCCTTGAACCACTGCACGTGCTTGGGATCGGCCGGGTTGAATGCCTTGATGGCTTCTTCGATGTCCATGATATTCGTGAGGCGTCAAAAAAAAATCAGTTTACTCGCTGCACCTGGCTGAGGGGCTGATCTTCGAGGATCTTCCTGTGAAAGCCCAGGTCCAGTTCCGGGAAGCGCGACTTGTGCGCGTTGGGCCTCGTGAGAGAGTCGTTTACGTAGCGCTGCATCAGGGACTGCCCCTCGGCCCCTCCGACGTGCATGGACGATTTGGAGCTTCTCTGTCGCGTCACCCCTCCGACGGACGCGACCATCAGGTTGCCACTGGACATGGCCGCAGGCGCCAGATAGGGATTCTTGCTCTCCCGCTGGGTGTCCTTGACCAGGTGTTTAACGTTGGAGGCAGCAATGTCCGTCCCCGTGAACCAGCTGCTCACGCCGGGCATGGACTGAGCATACTCATAGTTTTTGGAGCTTCCACTCGGAATGTCCGTCATGGCCCCGTGGGCGGTGCGACCGGGGACGAGGACCTGCCCGTGATTCCTCCGCCCGCCTAGGGTGGTCGCGGCCCGATTGCCGACCTTGGCCAGCGAGGTGTGGCTTCCTCGGTTGGCAACGGCGCCCAGGTCCTGGAACTTTCTGCCGGTGGAGGGACCCCGGGCCTCGCCGTGCCTAACCGGTCGCCACTGTTGCGTCCCCACCGCGCCCCTCTGCGTCTGCCTCGCCACGGGCTGGACGGGAGCGCCGAAGCGCCCTGGGGCGGTGTGAAGGCGATAGGCCCCAACGTTTCCTGGCATGACCCGGAAGCGGGGGTGGAAGCCACCCGCGGCCGGCACACTCGCAGGGATTCCGAGCCCGGGCCCGACGTTCGTCTTTTGAATGGGAGCGACGTTGTTGTGCATCGCTCCCGAGCTCTGCCTCCCCCGGAGGTCAAAGACTGGCTTTCCGTGGGTGAATCTGTTCGCGTCTGGCGCAATGATGCCGAAGCTGGGGACGGACTTTTTCTTCTCGAAGACGACGCCGCCCACCGGAGCGCCGTACGGGGACAGACTCCCGGACCTGCGCAGGTAGCCGTCCGAATTCGGAGCCACGTTGATGTTACCCCTAAAATGAGGCTGAACCTGTGAAGAGTTGACCCCCGACGTTCCCGTGTCCTCGGCATCCAATTCCGCAAAGCCTTCCCTCGTGGCAATTTGATTGCCAATGACCGCCAGTGCCAACACAGCACAGAGGGACGACATTTGTGATCAGCCAAGAAAAAATTTCTGGACTGATGACAAATAAAAACAATGACCACTTTGGTTTCGGAGTTTGTGGGCACGGCCGCCATTGTGTCCGTCGTCTCCCACATGCTTTTGAATAAGTATTCGCCCGCGTGGGTTGCACTGAATACCTCTGGCCTTTATGTGGTCATGGACAAACTCTTGGGGGCACACATGAATCCCCTGTTTTCGATTCTTTCGCACTTTGTCGTCCAAAGCATTCCCATGCTGGAGATGCTGGGGAGGATCGCAGCTCAGCTTTGTGCTCTGACGGCGGTAATTCTATTGAGACAATGAATTTTTAAAAGAGTGCCATCGCCGCCAACCTCGATCTCGGAAAACCTTGGTCGCACAGTCCCACGATGCGCATGAGAATGTCCGTCGGAAGGGAGTGCTTCCTCGCCAAGTGCACCAGCGGAAACTTTGCCTCCGCGCACCTCACCAGTGCCTTTTTGCTCTGAACCTTTCGGGCGCATGCCTGCACGCCATCCGTCACCTCGGCACCGAGCGTGTACAGAGACGCGACTCGTTTGATGTCACCCTGAAACAGCGCGTTCTCCAGCGGAGTGTGCCCGAATATCGTCTTGGTGTCGGAGTGGTTGACGGGCATTCCCTGCTCGACCAAGGCAGCCATTTCCTTCTCATTGAAGGATGGGTAGCGCAGGGGGTCGCAGAACATGACCTCCGTGAAGGAAGAGTCGAGGGGCAGCTTGGCATTTCGCACTATGCGAGCAAAGCACTTCTCAAACATCCGCCTCGACCCCCGCGCATTGCGGGCGGACGGCGGACACCAATACTCGATCAGCGATGGAAGGACGCAGTTTTTCAAAAAGTTCTTGCGTATCACCTGCGTATCCTCTTCAGCGTTTCTGAAATAGGACATAAAGTGGAATCTAGTTTTTTTGAGAAGCAGCTCCGTGCAGTAAGCTAGGCGCTCGAAAATGCAGTCGTTCCACCATATCTGGTCACAGAGATCGTTCGCGAGAAAGGGAGGGTCATAGAATCCGTAATTCATATACAGATCCCACATCGCCTTGTCCTTGGGACCAATAAAAACAGCGAGGGATCCAAAGAAATAGAACCGAAGCATCTGCGTGGTGAAATTTGCCATCCCACGCGGTACCCCGCGAGCGGTCGGCCCCTGGTGCACATATTTGAACGCCCTCTGCTGAGCTTTGTTGTCGGTGGAAAATTCCATCGGTCCGTCCCACAGGTGAAAAAACCACGCAATCAAGTAATCCATTTCTCCACCCTTGTACTCGTCACAGATCGTAAGAAAATGCAAGAGGTCCGACCAGATTGGCCTGTATCCCAGCGCATGGATGTAGGATACCACCTCGAAGGCTCCGAAGAGCAAGGCGTACGAGATTGCAGTCATCGCCACCCTCTGCCTTCCTTTCTCGTGGAGTTTCATGAGGCACAGCGGCGTCAAGGTATTCCTGTCGCTCTCCCACTTGAGATCTTCCACCCGGCTTCCGCAGCAGGCGCCGGCAAAGTCGAACGCTCGAAACACAAACGAGCCGTCGGCCCTCTGGCGATCGTGTACAGTCAGACCAGAGAGGTAAAATAAGATTTCTCTCTGTTCTTCCCACGCCTCCGGCGCATCCGGGGGGACGTCCTTGGCCTGCACGTAGTGCGAAAGAAGGTGATTGCTTTGGTTCCTCTCGCAGATAGCGTCGAAGATCACCTGCGCAGTGGACTGGGAAAGGGCGCCGAAGGCATCAATCTCGTGGTCCACGCTCGAGACCACGAGGTCTCGCTTCCCGTGGTACGCAGCCTTGTGAACCATGAAATCCGCAACGTACTCGTGGAAGGAAATGACGAGCGGCTTCACAATGTGAATAAAGTGCCACTTTTCGTTGGGAATCAGAGGCATCGTCACGTTCCCGTCGTCTTCGACGATGCCCGCCAAATCGTCGAAGATGCTGTCCACGCCATCCATATCGTCCTCGGTCACAAACTTTTCAACCTCGTCCAGCATACGCAGATGATCGTCACACTCAATGCAAACAATGTTTTCTTCCACATCCTTTCGAGTTGCGATCTCCCGGAGCACGTCCGCGTCTTGGATGTAAGACCACGACCTCATCGTCATCTCATTGTCGTCCTTCTTCGGCCGCCTGGCATCGCATGGCCACACCGTCAACCTGGCCATCTCCCCCTCCCCTCACTTCTGACTGATCTGACAGAATCTGGTCTGATCCGATAAACCCAAAAAATCTAATCATTTGGGGAAAAATCAAAAAAAAAATCCCGAAAATGGCGGTAAATTTCAAAATATGGCGGTAAAAAACTAAATTAGTTACTTTGATAGGGGAACCCCGGAGCTGCGCGCGATGTACCTCGCCAGCCAAGACGACGGCGAGATTCTGGGAACGAATCGCGATAGATAGGCAAACCACTTGTATCCCATTTTTTCCCTGACATAGTGGATGTGACAAAGCAGTTCGCAATTGTCCTTCCCCGAAAATAGCACTGGGTCCCTGTGAAAATCGACCGTCAATGCCTTCCCCGAGGACAGAGTGATGGCTTCGTTGCTTCCCCTAGTGATCTTCAAGTGGTCGTCGCCGGAAACTGCGTAGATCATCCTGATTACGGTGAAACGGAAAGGCAAGAGGCCAAAAATAGAAACGCTGGGTGCTTCGTTGAAGCCGATGGTCATTTTGTCCAGCTCCTTCACCCTCGCCCACCCCTTCGGCCTGAGACCATCGGCGGTAGCGATGAAGGCGCGGAGGGATTCGCCGTTGAGTTCGGCGTAAGTCCTTTGCCAACGCGCGCCCATACGCTCTCTAGGTAAGACCAAGAAAATTTCGCGTTGAAATACTCCGAAAGACTTGGATTCTGGACGATCAGCCGCCACTCTTGCATTTGCTTCAGATTTCCAAAATTAATAATATGATTACGACGCGTACAGCAATCCGCCGAGGCCCGCCTGGCACTTGACAAAATTGATCGACAAGGCGTAAAGGTGACCAAAGCCGCCATTGGCCAGTCCGTCGAATCGCAGGAAACATTGGTCGAGCCTGGAGAAATTGGCCGTCCCCGATGGCCCACGCGTAGACAGCTTGAGCGCCCACGAGTAGCAGAAGAGGTTCGCACCCGCGTACCCCGTGTGCAGCTCAGATCCGTTGTCCGTGTGGAAGTATGACTGGACGCTGCTGTATACGACGGGCGGCATCGGGTCGGTGACGTCGTTGCCGTTGAGCTGAATCCGTGCGGCCTGAAACGTCGGCGCCGGCGCCACGGCATCGCCTCCCCAAAAGATTGCCCGTGTCGGATGATTGAGAAGGCTGAGGTCGAAATTCCCAGTCGGCTCGGGGGTGATTTTCTGAACCTGGTTGATCAGGAAGATCGACTCGCTCTGGGCGATCCGAGTCCTCTCCTCCGTGTCGAGGTGCACAAAGCAGGCGAACAGGCGCGGCGGGTTCGCGGGGTCCGGGCCGCCGCCGTTGTAGCGGATCTGGATCTCCACCTCGTGCTGGGACAGGGAAATCAAAGGCAGAGCCATCGAAGACTCCGAAGAGATGTTGAAGGGGATGGGCAGGAATGAGCCGCGGTCCACGTTGTCGAGCGGCGTGCCGGAGGCGCCGCCCTGGGCGGCGGAGGCAGACTGGGCGGCCACGGGCTTCGAGCCGGAAGCCACGAACTTGTTGTAGATGCGCGTGGCGTAGAAAGCATCGAATTCCTCTATAACCTGCCCTCCGATCACGAGGCGAAAGCTGGTCGCCAGCGAGGGATCCTGGGAGGCAAAGGTGGCGCCGACGTCGGGACCGGAACCCGCGTCGGCAAAGACGTAGGACAGGAGATCGCCCTTCCGCGGAATGGGATAGGAGATGGTGGAGTTCGGCTGGTGAGTCCCGATGCCCCGCAGCTCGACGATGGAGTGCGAGTGGTTCGTGTGACGCCGCCAAGTGCTCCGCCAAAAGGAACACTCCGGTCGCGAAGTCAGATGCTGGTCCTGAATTCCCTTGGCACTCAGATTAACGAGGGCGCCCGATGACATTTATAATATTTTGTAATTAGAGGCGAAAAAAAAAATCATGGTGGAGCGCGCCACCCACGCCAGCGCCGATGCGCTCGAGCGAGACATCAAGGTCAAAATCCGAGACTCGTGGGATGCCCAGCGCGAGAGGGCGATAGGCGACGTCGGCGAACGCTGCTTGGGCTACGAGTGGATGCACAGCCAGTGCGCGCGTCACTATCGGAGGTGGAGTTCCATCTCGAGCGCCGCACAGCTGCTGGCGTCGTCGCTGTCCACCCTCCTCGTCGCCGCGACGAGCCAGTCCCCCAATCCAGAGTCCATGACGGCCTGCACCATCCTCGGTTCCCTTTCGACCGTCGTCACCGCCGCCGCCAAGTACGCGGACATGGACACAACGGCCTCGATGCACGAGAACATAGCGAGGGCCTTCTCTCGCCTCAAGAGTGAGATTCAGGTCCAGACAAAGACCCCCAGGGAGGACAGGATGCACGCCGTGGATTTCTATGAAAAGATTCACGCCCAGTACAACCAGACTGCCGACGACGGCCCGTCCTTGCCGGACTGGGTCATCGCCGGCTTCAAAGCCAAGGTCGAACGGGAGCAACTGAACATCGCCTTGCCCGACATTGCCAACGGATATTGGACAAGCTTTCGCTGATTTTTTTTTTCTAAATCAATTGTAAACTTTCAACAATGTTTGTCATTCCCGGCCTCGACCCCAAGACTATTTTTCTCATCGCCGCCGGCCTGATCTACGCGCTCGTGTCCTCCCCGCTGGCGTGGTCCACCACCGACAGCCTAATGAGAAACGTTGGCGGACCCAACGTGATCAACTCAATTGGCCCCTCGTTCTTTGGGCTCTTCCTTCACGCCGTCGTCTTCGTCGTAATCCTCGTGCTCTTCGCCCGCGTCTCGAAGACTGCGGAGTACATGGAGAAGAAGAAGGGCGGTAAGGACATGTACGAGGAAATTTTGGCCGATGAGGAGGAGGAGGACGAGTAAAAATTTTGCCGCCAATTTTCAAATTTTACCGCCTATTTTTTGAAATTTTCTCACTTTTTTTCGGTTTTTTTTAGAAAAAAAAAATCGTTTCCGCTTGGATTTTGCAGGGCGGAAACGATTTTCTGAGGGGTCACGTCACAACTCCAACTGAGCAAGGAAGATGGTGGTCGTAGCGAAGTTCAGTGATGTCGATGTCTCCACAATCAAGGTGGTCGAGTCTCCGAAGGGTAGACAAGGCACTTTCAACGTGGTGACGGCGACGGGCGAGACGCTTGTGATCCAGTTCGGCAATGCGCCCCCGTCCGCAGAATTGGCTACCTCCGTTGACTACTTTATGCCTCAAAAGGTGGGCCTTGTCCAGGACAAGAACAACCCAGATTCTTACTTGATTAGTGTTCGCTTGCCCAAGGACCACCCCGTTGTCGCAAAGCTCACGGAGATCGACAACGTCCTCTTCGACTTCTTCAAGGCGAACAACAAGAAGATTGACAAGACGCGATTCAGAAGAATCGCTTGGATACCGGACAAGAAAGAGGAAGAGGGCGGCGGCCCCGGCGACACGGCATTTATCACGTTCAAAACCAAGCTTCAGCGCGATACGAACTCTTTTATAGGCAAAGCCTACGCGTACCCCGATATGACGAATGCCAAGGAGCTTTCGTCACTGCTCCCAGAGCAGCCCGTGGTCGTTCTCGGCAAGATTTCGACGTGGAACACCGCGAGCGGCTACGGAGGCACTATTTGGATTGAGGACGTTTTGATGGGACCCGCGCCTAAGAAAGGAGGACAGCGCTTCATCGTGGAATCTTTTCAGGAGGGCGTGTCGACGTTCGACCCCGTCACTGTCGTTTGATTTTTTTTTCAAGCGCAGATACAAACAGGTATCAATGCTGGATTTTCTCAAGAAAATCTTGCGTCAGCAGCAGCCGAGTAGCGACGATATGATTCCGAACGCGCGCGTGTCGCTCAAGCACTTTCTGAAGCCGACACACGACAAGCCGATCGTTTCTAAGCGAGAGGACGTTAAGGGAATCGGAAAGTCCGTCATTTTATTTTGAATTCAGATATTACAAAACCAAAATGTT